TATAGGACAAATTTATTTAATGGAGAACTCTATGGATAATTTCACCAATGATGTCTTCGATCCGCAACTGCAATTCAAGATCGAAGAAGCATCAAATAGTGAGGTAGACGGTAAGCATGTTCTCGGAAAGCTATCTGGTACGTTCTTTGTTCCCAACGGAAAGTCAAGAAACAAACGATGGTACTCCGACACTGTCTGGGAGAAACAGCTTGGTAGAAAAGATATCCAAGAGAAACTTCAAGGCAGAAGAATGCTAGGTACAATATCTCACGAACAAAAGCTTGATGACCAAGCAATCCTTGAGGGAAAAGTTTCTCATGTGATGACTAAACTTGAAGTGAGAAATACCGACAAAGGAAAACAAGGATATGGCGAAGCACTAATTCTTGACACACCTGCTGGTAAAATTCTGAACACTCTTTCTCGTGCAGGTGTTCAACTTCACACTTCGTCACGAGCAACAGGAAAGTTCAAAGGAACTCATGAAGGTCTTCCCAGTGTCGATCCTGATGAGTTTAATTTAAGTGGTTTCGACTTTGTACTTGATGCAGGATTCTTAGAAGCAAAACCTGCACTGGTAGAAAACTTGAAAGAGTCAATGGATAAACTTTTAGATATGTCAATTAATGATTCCAATAACAATGGAAGAAAAGAAGGAGATGACGACATGGGCGATAAGAACAACAGTGAACTTCTAGAATCAGCTTTGAAAGAAAATGGCAAGATGCAATCAGATCTGACCGCAGCATTGAATGAGAATGAAGATCTCAAATCAAAGAATGTTGAACTCAGTGAGCAAGTTGTTGTTCTTGATGAAACAAAGAAGAAGCTAGAAGAAGCAGAGAAAGCACTTGAAGCATTCAAACCTCTTGGCACTGCTGAAGAGATTGACGAAGCTCTTGAGCTTGCGAAAAAAGAAAGAGAAGCATTCAAAGATCTCGGCACTGCTGAAGAGATTGAAGAAGCACTCGACATGGGCAAAGAACTCATCGAGCAATATATTCCTCTGGGAACTCCAGAAGAAATCGATGAAGCACTTGACCTCACAAAGAAGATCAAAGAAGAGTACAAAGATCTTGGTACTCCAGAAGAAATTTCTGAAGCATTTGATCTCACGAAAAAATTTATGGAAGAAAAGAACGCAGAGAAAGACAACAAAAAGATCACAGAACTTGCAGAAGAGTTTGGTGTCACTGAAGATGCGATTAGAGAAATCTATGCTGGTGACGAAGAAAAAGTCAGAAACTTTTTCAAAGACCTCAATGAGTCAAAGAAATACAGAAACAAATTTCGTAAGTCTGACAACAGTGATGACAAAAAAGAAGAAAACAAAAAGTCTTCTATGTTTGAAAGAACTGCTGGCCAGAATCTTATGGAAAGTCTTTCTTAAAAAGAAATGTAAACTGGCAGGGATCTACATTCGAGAGCTTGTCTTAACTTAACTAAGTTTTCTCGAAAGGAATTCATATGAGCAACATAGACATGAAAGAGTCTAAGATTAAGCAAGACAGTGAAAAGGTTTACGATGAGTATCGTGAGCAGATGGACATGTTTGAAGGTTCTCTTTATGCGAAAGCAAAAGGTGGAATCGATCATTATGACGTTTGGGCATTGGGTGAGCAACTCAACCAATTCAAAGATCTTGTCGAAATCTGTGAAGCAGATGGAAACACAAACCAACTCGGTAAGCTTCCTCTTATCGGTTTCAATGTGATCACTGCCGTTCAAGGACAAAGCATCCTTGGTTCAATCGCAGCAACACAACCGATCCAAGAAGAAAAGGGAATCGTCTGGTACAAGACTGTTCGTGCAACAGACACCAAAGGCAACAACACTGCCAATGACGTTCTTGTTGATCCACGTTCAACAATCAAAACTTCCGAAGGTTATTCTTCCAACTTCATCTCTGGTGAAGAAGGTGCGGATACTGGTGGAACACCTACAACAACTTATGGTTTTACTCTTGCAGCAAAACCAATCAGATCTGAGACTCTCAAGATCACAGTTGAAGACGATGCCACTGTATGGTGTAAAGACGTTGGTGCTGCTGAAGGTTCTAATGGAACAGTCGGTCAGCTTCTCGGAATCGGACTGTCAGGTACAGTCAACTATGTCACTGGCGTTGTTGCCTTGACATTCGCAGTAGCTCCTGCTGCAAACAAAAAGGTCTATGCTGAGTACCAACAAAACTTGGAACTTGCAGACGATCTTCCCCAGATCCACACATACTATGACAGCACAACTGTTCAAGCGTATGTGTATGCACTGAAATCAGTTTGGGGAGCACTCCAAAACTATTCAATGCGTAAGCGTTTTGGAACAAGCATCGAAAGTTCAGCATCCACAGATCTGACGGTCGAGATCAACAGAGAACTCGCTGGTGATGCCATTCGTAAACTTCTTGCAGCAGCAAAAGGCGAAACGATTTGGTACAAGACTCCACCTTCGGCAATCTCTTATCGTGATCACAAAGACACCTTCTTTGATTCTCTTGCAGACGCAGAAGCAATCATGGTTGGCAATGGTGGTCGTGGTGTTATCTCCACAATGATCGTTGGTCGTGAACTCGCAGCAGTCATCGGAACTCTCGCAGGTTTCACAAAACTTTCTGATGGAACAACTCTTGGCTCTCACATCTATGGTACGCTTAACGGCATCACCATCGTTCGTGTTAACGAGCAAGCTGTTCTAGACAGCAAGACAGGACTGTGTGTATGGCGACCATCAAATCCTTGGGAAGGTGCATTGGTCTATTGTCCTTATATGCCACTCGTCACTTCTGAAGTCATTCCTCTTGGGCCAAACCCAATGAGTGATCAAAAGTGGGCTGGTGTATGGGCAGGAATGAAAGTTATGAACGACAACTTCGTAACCAAGTTCACTCTCAACTTAGGTGCCAAGCCATAGGTTGATGTTCTGAAAGTCTATCCTTGGGAGCTTGGGTAATTCGTTACCCAAGCTTTTCTACAAAATTCAATCGGAGAAAAAAATGAAGATCACAAGTAAAGCTGGATATGTGAAACTTCTTCCGAATAAGACTAGAGCAGCAGATCCAATCATCCTTGAAAAAGTTGGTGCTGTTCATAAGTTCAAGACGAAAGAAGACGCAATGCTTTTCTCCCAGTCGATAAACTCTATGCACGAAATGAAACTCATCGAGTGGAGTGAAGGTGTTATGAGTGAAACGAAGGAAGAGCCTAAAGTCGAAGTCAAAAAAGAAGAGCCGAAAGTTGAAGTCAAAAAAGAAGAGCCTAAAGTCGAAGTCAAAAAAGAAGAGCCTAAAGGTCAGTCAAAACAAAAAGGCAAAAGTAGAAGGTAGGGGAGTCACTCGTGAGAATCAGAGACATCTGGAAAAGAGTGATTGTTGAGTCAGGTCAATTTTTAATTGATCCTGACTTGATTGAATTAGACGTTGACAAGTTTCGGTATCTAATTAAGTCCGTACTGGGTGTATATAACAAATACGTTCCTTTAGATGACCATTTCAACATTGAAGTTAGTTCGGGATACTATCATGAGTTTGATGATTCATTTACTGTGAATGGCACTCAGTACGGAATACCTTCGTTCATCATTGGAGCAACTCCAATTAGGCTACTGGGAGTTCTTCCATATCATCTTAGAGAATCTCTAGGAAGAAATTACACATCAGACATCGTTAAAGAAAATTTCCCTATCAGGTTTGAAAACAAAAGACTCTATGTACCTGTAGGTGGTGTCTATGAAGTTCATGCTGCTTGGTATCGCAAGCTTATTGAGTCAACAAACAGTTCTGGTGAAACAGAGTGGGAAGTAAACATTCTTGAAGACGATGATGATTTGTTTTTCGATCTTGCAAGAGCAAAGTTCCAACAAATTCTAGGAAGACAAAGAAGAGCTTTCACTCTTGAAGGAATGCCACTTGCACTTGATGCATCTGAAATGATTTCTGATGGTGAGTCACTTGAAGAAAAGACAATGGAAAATCTTGATAACGAAGATCATAAATTTTATCTTGGTTGGGGTGGCTAGATGGCAAAAAAACCTGCACCATTCAAGGCTGTCCTAGACGGTATTAAGAAAGTTCGTTCTCCTATCAAAAAAGGTTCCAGATCTCAAGCAGACTATTCTAGTAACTCCAAGATCAAAGCAACAAAAAAACTTGAAGTATCTTACAACAGAAACACAAAGTCTCTTCTCTTCATGGGATGGGTTCAAGGAGAGACTGATAAATATTTAGTAGTAGCAAGATTCAATGGAATGGATTTCCAAGAATCAAAACCTACCGATGGCGAATGGATAATGGTTTCCAAAGTAGACTCTGGAAAGTCTCCTGTGTGGGTTAGAAAGCCAAGTCTATCTTCAGATGATGTCAGAGTCCGGTGTGGTAGTGATGGCACACATGCAAAAGCTGGTGAGCATGGTTGTGAAGATTTCAGATTCAATTTTGAATATCAACTTGCACAATCAGGAAACCTTGCAGGTGGTCGATGGCAACGATACAAACGAAAGACTTCTCCCAGCAACAGAGCAGACAAAGTTCCTGTCAAGGGAATGAAAATGATTCCTTGGAATGCAATGCATGAACTAGGATCAAACAATATTCGTAAAGCAACTGCTGATGATGAGAAGACAACGAAAGATGGTAAGTGGGCAATAGAAGGTCGGAGTTTTAAAAACCCGACAAATGAATTAGGCATCTGTAAGCATGTCTGGAAATTCATGGAAGCACTAGTAATGGCCAAAATGATTATGCGATAGGTGTCATGTCTACTCTCTATCAAAATATTGAAGTTGCTCTCAAGACGATGCATGTGTCTTATCTTCGAGTCCTTGAAAGGATTCATGGGATACCTCTGATCATTCGTCATGCAAAGATAGATGAACATACATCTGTCTATGGTGTTGAAGCAGGTGAAGAGTATGGTGATGAAACAGAGATCACTGGGATTGTAACTGGTGATGACTTCTTCCCGACTGCTGCAATGAGTTCTGGTGCGTTTCAAGAAGGATTTCTTTACACAACCAGTACAGAAGTTCGAGTGGGTGATGAACTTGAAATTAACAGCACAGATAATCGTCGCAGGAAATATAAGATTGTAAGCAAAGAAGCACTTGGTACAACAACAGATGTCTTCTCCAGATATCAACTATCAGCAAAAGGTGATTAACATGAGCAAAGCAAGTGAACTTCTCGAAGCAAAGAAACCAAAAGAAGCTATAGAAGCAGCAAAGCATATTGAAGATGCATTAATGAAGTTGACTGACATCTCAGGAACGGAATCTGGATCTGGTGGGCCAATTTACAAAACTATGGATCTCTTGAGAAAAGCATTAATTCAATCTGACTACATTAAGGATTAATCCTTGGCATATGTACTTTCAAATGTAGCGTTAGTTCTCAAAGAGTTTCTCGATTACTTAGAGAGTCACTTTGCAGGAACCAATTACGTTTACGATGAAGGTCTATCCTATGAGACTGCTTTAAAAAACCACAGAGCAGAGATGGAACTCACTGGTGGTGAAGAACCTTTTCTCCCAGCATTCATTTTTAAAAGAATGACACTCAGACACACTGAGCATGGAATAGCTGGGAGAGCATCGACATCAGTTGCACAAGCAGGAGTTGTTGACGGTCAAAGACTCAAATACAAATGGGTACTCGGAGAACTTGAGATCCCATTTCTTTATGTGAATGAGTCAGCAGTAGAGATGGAAAAATTTGAAATCTTCTATCTTGCGGAAAGAGCACTTGCTCAAGAGAAATACATTGAGTGTGAAATCCCAGATGTAGAGACATACAAATACTCGGTCGATTACACAAAAGCACTTGATGAAACTACATTCAACATCGAAGGAAATTACTACAAGACAGTAGCAGGAACAGTCACCATTCGTGGCGTGTTCTATCTTTTCGAAGGAGAAGGTGCTGTCATAGAGCAAATAAACGCAGCAATTAAATCCGTATATGGACAAGTTCTTTCAGAGAGAACTATCACATCGTGAGGTTAAGATGTCTAAGAAAAAGAAAGAAGTGAAACAAGAAGAGAGAGGTGCTGGTTTTTTGAAATCCAGTCTTAATCATTCTGTGGTTGTATCCTACAACGGAATGGGAATGGTCGTACCACCGAGAGGTCGGGTTAAGGTAGCAGACAAGCAACTTGTTGGATCTCTTCCAAACGGTGTCGTAAAACTATAAATTAAATTCAATTATGAAGGGAGAAAATAATGGGAGCACCACAGGTGAAATTGAGAGAGGTTGATCTCTCAACTCGTGTACCCTCATTTGCTGGAGTCTATGGTGGAATCGCCATACCTGCGAAAAAAGGTGCAGTTAATGAAAGGATTCTTCTTACAAGTGACTCAGATCTGCTCAAGTATCTGACTCCCGATGAGAGGATTGAAGTTGGTTATGATGTATCTTACTTCTCAGCGTTAGCTTTCCTTGAAAAGTCTGACAAGCTATGGGCAGTAAGAGCAGCAAAAAATGCTTTGTACGGTGGAGCAGTTGTGAAGTCTCTTTCTTCCACAACAAACAACTACCAACTACAGACAGGAATTGCAGATCCAACAGCATTTGTTTTTGATTCTTCTCCAGATGTTGCAGGTGTTGCCGAAGTTACAGACATAACTGCACGAGCAGATTCATCCGGTGATCTCAATAATAAGTATTTAGAGTTTTCAACTCCTGCTGGAACTTTTTATGCATGGTTCAATGTCAATGCAGGTGGAACAGATCCCACTTTGGCTGGGAAGACAGCAATACCAGTCGCTATTGCAATCGATGAAACTGCTGACAACGTAGCAGCAGCACTCAAGACAGCAATTGAATCTTCTTCTGCTCTAGTTACTGTTGCAATTGACGCATCGAAAATAACAGTCACTAACGACAATGCTGGTGACGTTACCGATGCAGTGGACTCAGGCACGACTGGTTTCACCATTTCAACAACCACTCAAGGTGTTACTGAAGTTGATTCAACTGATGAATCACTTCTTTTCTTCGGTGCGAATCAAGGTGAGTGGAACGATAAAATTGGTTTCACAGTTAAGACCTACGACACCTATCCTGATGATGTAAAAGAAGAAGGTGCATTCCTTGTTTCTATTTATAAATTTTCAAACCAATCGACTCCTGTTGAAACCTACGTTTGTTCTCGTCAAGAAAACAAGCTTGATGGTTACAACAGAAACATTTTTGTAGATGAACTTCTCCAAGGTTCAAACTATCTCAGAGCAAGATCAAATCCTTCAGTTGCAGACACAGTTCAACCAAAAGACCAAGACACAATCATGTGGCTTAATGGTGGTGACGATGGTGAAGCAGTAACTGATGCTGAAATGATCACAGCAATTGAAGAACTTGCAAACCCAGAGAACAATCCTTTGACTGTTATCATGGATGGTGGTTGGACAACTCCTGCTTACCAGAGAAAACTTGATACGATCTGTTCAGAACGTCACGATTGCTTTGCATGTCTTTCTGTTCCTTACGCAGATGAAGCAGTATCATCATTCATGACTGACGTAGTTGATTACAGAAAAACTGAATTGAACTTAAACAGTTCTTTCTCAGGTCTGTACTCACCACACGCAAAAATTTATGATCGATTCAACGACAGAACAATTTTTGTTCCACCTTCGGGATATGCAGCAGCAGCAATCAGTGCCGTTGGTGCATCCATGCCGTTGTGGTATCCACCAGCAGGATTCCGAAGGGGTATGATCAATGTTCTTGACTTGAGAAGACGATACACGAAAGGTCAAATGGATCTTCTTTATGATTCGGGAATTAACCCACTTCGTTTTGCTCCATCTCGTGGAATTTTGATCTGGGGACAAAAGACACTTCTTTCCAGACCATCAGCACTTGATAGAATCAATGTCAGAATGCTTCTTATGGTTCTTGAACCTGCAATCATGACTGCTCTTGAAGACTTCATGTTTGAGTTCAACGATGAGACAACCAGAGCAATGGTAACATCAATCATTGAATCAAAAATGGATAGTGTTCAAGCACAACGTGGTGTGAGTTCTTACAGTGTGGTTTGTAGTTCAAGCAACAACTCACCAGAAGACATTGACAACAAGAAGATGAATGTATGGCTCTTTGCTGCTCCAATGAACAGCGTTGAAGAGATTCCATTCGCAGTTGTAGTAACACGTACAGGAGTGGACTTCTCACTTCTTGAGCAAGCACTATAAGGAGTCACTAATGACTAGACCGAGCATAAATCAATTAAGGGGAGTCGGAGACTTCGCACAAATGATTCGCTGGAATTTGTCTTTCCCGACTCTTCCAAGTGGCGTGAGTGTTGGATCTCCAGCAGCAGAATTGAACTTACGATGCGAGTCTGCTGATGTTCCAAAAATGACAAACCAAAAAATAGAGACAAACATTCGTGGGCATAAAGTTTTTGATGCTGGCATCAGTAACTATACAAACACGATTACTCTTACTTTCGTTGAGACTGTGGACAACATGATTCATGAGTTCATCAGATCTTGGAGAGAACTTCTTTGGGAAACCAATACTGGTGTAACGGTTCCTAAAACTTCCTACCAAGCAGTCTGTATGCTAACTCGACTTAACAATCAAGATAATCCTACTTGGTATTACGAAATGATTGGATGTTTCCCAGAAGATTACGAAGCTGGTGGAACACTTGACGGTGTAACCTCAGACTTCATTAAGCCAACACTCACATTGTCCTACGACTATTTCAAAGACGCAGCACTCTGATCAACGATACTGGGGAGAACTTCGGTTCTCCCCTGAATTGATTTCAACTCACTTAACAGAGATGTCTTATTTTGAATGGTAGGAGTGATTATGGCCAAGGTCACAATCAATCAGGTTCGTTCTGTTGAGTGGGGAAAATCATATAACTGGGATCTTCGTTTTACCGAAGATCAACCAGACTCTCCTTTCGATGAATGGTTTCCGGCGATAGACGTAGAAGAAGGTATTGCTTCACTAGAAACTTTCATGGTTTCTGATGCGTTCTTGAGTTCGTATGAAATCCCTATGGGAACTTCTCCCAGAACTTTACGAATCACATTTATTGATGATGCTAAACACACTCTACTGTCGTGGATGGAAGAGTGGGTTAATTCTGTTGTCCTAAACAAGAGAGATCATGTTTCTACTCTTGAAAAGTCAGTCAGAACAGTCATGGTAAGAAGAACAACAGGAAATGGAGAAACCATAGAGAACAAAAGAATTGGTATTAGAAGTTATTATGTCTTTCCGAAAGATACAATCAGTTACACAGGAAACAGTAGTTCAGATCTGTTAACGTATTCTGTCACATTTGCAATTGCAGGAGTGTCAGGAGAATTTTCTGGATAAAAAATGTTTAAACGAGAAGAAAAAACAGAAAACAGCAAACCAGTTATAAAACAGGAAGAGACTCCAAATACTGGATACATTCCACGAGTCACTGTTGATGAACTACCGTCAGGATTTAAAACATACCCAAAGGGATGTGAGATTTCCTATCGTCCTTACAGTTATGGTGAAGTCAAAGCAATATCTGGATCACAAAATGTTGATGCCAGATCTGGGATAAGAAGAATCCTTGAAGGAGTCACAACTTCTTTTCCCAAAGAAGATCTCACTGTTGGTGATGCTCTCTATCTAGGTCTATTAAGAAAACTTTCCACTATGGGAACTGCAAAGGTAAAAGCATTTTGGAAGTGTTCTCGATGTGGTGCTCAAGGAACTTATGTCACACAACAAGATGAGTTCGAATTTACCGACATGAAAGCACCATCTCTCCCAGTCAAATTAACTTTATCGACTGGTGAGTATGAGTTCATGCCATTAACAGTAGGTGACTATTTCAAACTGGTAGAAGATGGCAGAGAAAATGATGCAGTTTCTAAACTTGCACACGAATGCAGAAACAGATCTCTTGATGATGCATACAAAACCTTTTTCGATGTTGTGAATGCTGAAGATGCTGCACTTCTTGAAAAAGTAGATGAATATTTGTTTCATGAATTAAAGCCTATAGAAATTCAATGCACAGGCAAAGATAACTACGGAGAGAGATGCCAATCTAAAATCAAATTGGAACTCGACGTAGGGGAGCAGATCATATTGCCCTTTCGTGAAGAACGTCAAGAATCTCTTGACAATCGAATTCATTTTGGCGAAGCATCTTCGGATCAGTCCTTGGGAAATCAACTATCTTGATTATGCTGAAGTATCTTTCCTAAACGCAGAAATAATTAAATCACAGAAGAGTTAGCATGGCAGATCTTGCATTACAATTTGGTAAGAGACAACTCCGAAAGATCGCTGGTAAGACAGACGAACAAGTAAAGAGTGAAGAGCAGGTAAGACAAGCCATGTCACTTGTTGCTGCTCAGTCTCGTCTTGCAGAAAAGATTCTTAAAGACAATGCAAAGAAGATAGAAAAAATTGCCAAGACAAATGCATCGGTAAAACAAAAACTTGATAAGGTTAAGCAAGATCAAGACAAGGTAGATGAAATTAGTAAGAAGATAGAAGCTGGTGGAAATGTTTCTAAGAGACAGGCCAAACTATTTCTCGACCATCAAAAACGCTTATCAAGTATGATGAGTGAATCAGGTACACAAGTCGAAGCAAGTTTCAACGACATTGCAGACCAGTATCGAAAACTTGTTACCAATGACAAGATGAGCGAAGAAGACAGAAGAGAGATGCTTTCTAACTTTCAAGAAATGTTAAAAAGTGATCAACTACAAGATCAAATGTCAGGACAACAACTCAGAGCAACAGAATCTCTTCTAAAGATCAACACGAAGTCGATGAACTTCGATGAAGACATGAACAGGCATCTCGGTTTTCTTCACAACACTTTGTCCGATAACACAACAGATATTAAAATCAACGACACACTTTCCTCTCTCCAGAAACAAAATGAATCTATTCTTTTGAACGAAGATAAACTGGGAGATCTTCTTGAAAGACAAACTGCCAGTGGATCAAGTGTAGGCAAACAGTTTATGGACTCAGGTATAGGTAAAACTGTTTCTGGTGGAGTTCTTGATTTTGCTACTATGGGGTTAGCTTCTTCATTAGGCATCAATGACTTCACAGACCTTGCCCATATGGGATCTGCATTAAAAGGTTTGCCAAGCAAAATAAAAGATTTTGGTGGTGCTCTAGGTAAATCAGGTGGAGCATTAAAGGCACTAGGATCTGCTGGTCTTGTTGCAGCAGCAGGACTTGCTGGATGGGAGATTGGTAAGTGGATTGATAAGAAGTGGGGAAAAGATATAGACGAAGCATTGTTTGGCTGGTTCTATGACAAGAAAGATAAAGAAGCAGAGAGTTTGAGTGGAGACTCAGCTTTAGAAATTATGAAAGCATCCAAAGCAGGTGTTCTTGGTGATGCTGGAGTTCTCAATGTAGGCGAGAGTAAAGTTGCAGTTCAAGCATACAATGATGCAATGGAAAGTGGTGGATCAAAACGAGAAGCATTAGACGCAGCAAGAAAAGCGTTACAGGAAAAAGAACTCAAATCTGTTTTTGGTGATCGCAGTCTCACTTTTCAAGAGCAAAACAAAAAGAGAGAAAGTCTAAAAGAGAAATATAAAAATGATGCTGAGAGAATGGAATATGCTACAAATGAATTTCTCACTGGTAGTAAAAATCAAGTAAGCAAATTGACTGATATGGGTTCAAGTTTACCTTCTCAGTTTTCAACGACTGTAAGCTCAGATGCATTGTCAAGTTCACTAGGAAGTGCTGCTAGTTCTTATGACGGTAAAGCAATAGATTATTCTAAGTTGTATCCAGATGGAAAAGTTCCAAAGTCAGTAACTCCAGAAGAAGCACAAGCACAGTATGAAAAAGATTACATGAAGACAAAGAGTACCATCAAGGGGATGTTAAAGCACACTCCTAACGACTCTCAGTTGTCTGCTCTCGCTTCGTTTGCACAGTCGGTAGGTGTTGATAAGTTTTCAAAGTCTGCAATGCTTAAAAAATATAACGCAGGTGACGTTGCAGGAGCAGCAGAAGAATTTAACAACTGGGTTAAAGCTGGTGGTGTTGTAAATCCTAAACTTGTTGCACGAAGACAAAAAGAAAAGGGAGCATTCGTAGCAGAAGGAACGGACGTACCAATAAGTCCTGTGACAGAAGGTGGCATTACTACTACTACCAGTGCAAAACTTGAGTCTGAAGGATCACCAGATCTGAGCACAGAAGCCGAAGCAAATGCAAAAAAACTAGAACAACAGAAAGCTGTTAGTATTGAGAACATTGAGAAGATGAGAAAAGCAGTTCAAGTTCTCCCAGCAATTATTGCAGCATCAAATAAAAATGTTCAAATCAAACCAGACAGATCACACAACAATGATGACTTAGGAATACTGTCAACAAAACAAGTCTTAGGAAGCTAAATGGCATCAAATGAGAGTAAATTTGAAATTGATGAACTTCAGGCGAATGAAAAGTCTAGAGTTATTGTTTCCTTCAAACGAACTACATTGGCTGAAGATAACATCAATACAGGAACCAGTAGGAATGCAACAGTTGTTGGATTCATCACTGGAGATCTCAGCATAAGTATTGGTTCTAATCACAACACTCCTTTTGAATCTTCTGCTCAAGAGTCTTTCACTGAGGTATTAAATAAAGCACAGGGAGCACTTGCTACACTGGGTTTCGGAGGGATGTCTCCTATTACTGTTAAGACTTTTGCTCAGACGGTTAACAATTGGAATGGTACGGACAGACCTAGCTTTTCTGTTCCTCTAAAGTTTATGCGACTCAGAGATAATGAAAGCGATGATGTCAGACACAGAGTAAAACTTCTTTATGAAACAGTGATGCCAGCGTCAACAGAATTTATTTTTGCTGGAGTCATGCAACCACCACTTAATTATCTTCCGGTTCTCGGAACAGAAAAAGGTTCTGCAAGAGGAACGATGGTTGTGACAATAGGAACTTGGTTTCAAGCTACGAATCTTGTCATGAAGAATGTTAGTTTTGATTTCTCAAGACAAGTTGTACACGATGGTAGTCCATTATTTGCAACTGGCAATATAACTTTTGAACCTTATCGTATGCCTACCTTGTCAGAATTTTTAGGATACTTTGGCACTTTTAACAACGTGGCTATAACATGAGTAATGATAGACTGTTTTTCATAAA